ACCGTCGATGCTCTTGGTCCAGTTACCTGCAAGCCATTTATATTGAACACCGGTGGTTAAGTTAGTAACGTATTCTAACGTAGAGTGATCAGTGCTGTCAAGACTTACGGTCCAATTGGTTCCGTTAAACTCAATGATATCGTTTGCGTTTGCAGTTAAGTTGCCCCATACTGCGGTGCCAGTGCCAATTCCATCTAAGATAAGATATCGTGTGCCCGCAGTTGGTGTTAATAAATTGTTGTCATCTACGTTAACATTTCGTGGGTCAATGATAGCGTCAATTGGGTCCAAAGTGTTAGCTGGCGCAGTGTCTGTGTCTAGCGTAAACAACAATAAGGTATCATCTGTTGGATGATAAGCAATGGTGCCCACTAGTTCAGTGGTTGCAGTTACTCCGTCAATTTCGTCGTATGCTACTGCTAACTGTAAACGAACTTGACTTGCACCATCTTTGAGACTACCGTACATGCCAATCAGTGGCTTCCAAAAATCAGCAGTGCCGATCTTATCTGTGCCGTCTGCATTAGACATTTCATTCTTCTTTAGTAGCTTTAGAGTATTGCCGGTAAACAGTACGCTATAGTGCAGCGGAGTTAGCATTTTACGTGCTAACAAATTACTTTCAGCCATGGCGTTCTCGTCTAAGTTACCATTGGCATCAAAAATGCTAGTGATAATCTTTTGTACAACCCCAAGTTGTTTGACTTTTGCAGGACCGCTGATCCAAATTGGAATCTCAAAAGTCATTGTGCAAATATCAATTGGTTCTTCGCCACCTGTTGGTACACTTCGGCTCGACCAGCTTAGGTCGGTACGAGTAACCACGGTTAAGCTAGTCCAGTCGATATAGTTGTCTGTGCTTTGAATTTCCATGCTAGGGTTGAACAGCACACCAATTTGCTCAACTAGTTGCAGCTTCTGCTCAGTATTACTAGTCCAGATATCCAACTTCAATGTTAGCTTATAGGGCACAGGCATCATACGCTCAACAGTGTACGCACTGTCTTGGGTAGTACCATATTCGCCTGTCATTGGATCATAACTCTTTTGTCGTAAGTTTAGTTTGCTAACAAAGAACGGCTCTTGCATACGAGACTGATCGTATTGCAGTCCATTAATATAAACAGCCATTGCGGGCACAGCGTTTAAACTGTTCTCACTATTGTTGCGTAGAATCATTGCGGCTTGTCTGCTAACATCTCCGTATACAACAGGCACACGTTGTAGCGCAATGGCACCGTTGCGGTCCTTGCCAAACTCCACCTGGAAGTTGCTCATCATGCGGATGAACTGTGTTACGAATCGACGGATCTGCCCGTCATAAAAATAGGCCTGTGCCATTATGTATTCCCTTTTGATTTTTTACGATTGGCAATATGCGTAAACTTGTAGATGTACATTAATTATCTGCCGTTGGTTTAAGGATCTTACTTAGACCCTGCAATGTAGTGTGCGTACCGCCGCTGTGGTCAGTGTAGGTACTAGTGTCGTTAACAAAGCTGCTACGAAGAGTGTGATTCTCTGGACCATTGGTTAAGTTGGTACGAACTGCATCCTCAATTTTAACCCAACGACTGCCATCGAATCTAAACAGTCTATTAGGTACATAGTCCAGACGCAAGTAATAATCACCTTCGTCTGGAGTACCAGGAAATGCAATTCCGGCAGCAACAGCAATGCCATTTGGCGCTAGCCCGTCACCAGTCAAGTAACCGTGTACTTTGTCTGTTGGAGTATTGCTAGCAACATCTGGCGGGGTGTTGGATTGAATATAAATGCCGCTAGTATCATATCCCGAAGCTGGTACGTCAGACTCAGCTTGAGCAATAATAGCGTCATTGATGTTTTGATATTTCTGGATAGTACTCAAAATGTCTCCCACTGGTGTAGTGGTGTTTGTCCCGCCTGGGATATTCTTAAGAATATCTTTGTACTCTTGACTATCAGTCAGAGGGTTCAACTTAACACGCCAAATGTGTGGCCACCAAGTTGGGGTAAACCCTTCGCTGCCAAATTGTGCATCACTACAAACATAAAAACGCTTTAGTGCAACAGGAGTACTTTGATCCAAACTGTTATAGTCCATCAAGTGCATAAGTTCAAGAACGTCGCCGTTCATGATTTTGCGCCCGATGTTATCAATCATGTCGTTTAAGTGGAACGTCATAAACAGTGTGCCAGTTTGCAAGAACAAACCAAATTGGCTCAAGTCAAAACTGTTATCTGCTACTTGATACTGCCCGCGCATGTTGTATACGCTGGTATCATATTTGCGATCCCTATTTTCCAAGAACAACAAGTCTTGGATATTCATTTCACTTTGGTTAGTGTAAACAGGCTTAGTAGCATCAGTGCTACCAGTTTGTTCAGTTGGTCCCAAATATTTGTGCAGCAACACGCCTGTTCCGCCAATGGTGTACATTTCGCTAATTCTGCGATCTAAGAACTTGTAATCATTTGTATGCTTACCGTCTTTCCAAAGACTTAAACGTGCCATGCTA